GCTTGCCCTGCTGGGTCTTGTCGGGGATGTCGGCCCACCGGGACCGGCCGAGCCGCTCGACCTCCGTGTCCACCCCGTCGCGGCGGATGTAGGCGTCCAGGATGTCGACGGTGTCGGCCGCCAAGGTGTACTCGTTGTCGCCCAGCGTCAGGGCCTGGGTCTCTTCCTCGACGGTCCACAGCCGCACGCCGCGGTTGATCCAGTCGAGCATCATCAGGTTCAGCTTCCGACGGGCTGCCGATATCTGGTAGCCGGCCGTGATCTCGCCGCCGACCATGCCGCGCGCCTCTTCCAGCGCGTCCTCTACGGTCAGGGTGAATGTCGCGGTGCCCGACGTCGCCATGGCTACCTCACAACGCTATGGCGCGGGTCGCTTCCGACGCGGCCGGCATGTCGACGGTGAAGGTGCCGCGAGCGGTGCTGACCGCGTACTGCCAGTCGAGGATCGCCACCGCGTTGCCCGAGCCGGTCTCGTACACCAGGGCCGCCACCNCGCCCTCGATCACCGANGATGTCCACGTCGGGTCGGTTGCCGTCAGGCTGTCGCCGAAGCTCTCGGCGCTGACCGTCACACCCGTCAGGGTCGCCCCGCCGGCGGTGTAGCCCGTGCCGCTCGCCTCGTTGGTGGTGGTGTAGGCCGTCACGCTGTCGGCCAGGGCGACGGTGTAGAGCGCGATCTTGAATGTGTTGCCGGAGTCGACATGGGCGCCGGTGAACCGCACCACCGTCAGCGGCTCGGCCGTCGCACCAAAGCCGTCGTCGGTCCTGGCGTCATGAACCGGGGTCGGGTCGTTGAAGTCGTGCTGCGGGTCCAGTTGCGGGTGCTTGGGCTCGTACTCGCTCTCATGCACGAGCAGGCCGTTCCACTCGCGCCGCATCTCGGCCATGGGGTAGCGGAACCCGGAGCGGTCGGAGATGGCGAACGGCACGGGCCTACTCCGCTGCTTCGCTGGCGATCCACTCGACGGAGAACGGCTTGCCGTCCTTGCCCGGCCGGCTGATCATCGGCCGCTTCCCGGCACGCTCGTAGGCATACAGCCGCTTGTCGAACGGCACGCTGCTGTCGAACAGGGTGGAGTTGGCGCAGACCTTGACGTTGATGCCGCGCGCGATGGCAACCGCCATCCAGAACTCGGCGCAGCCCCGCCCGGACTCCGCGGCGTGGGCATCGGGATAGGTGAAGTCGCAGCCGAACAGCTTCAGGTCTTCGACCTCGATCCACGCGGCATAGGCGATGGCGTATGCCACGGTGGTGTTGAGGTACACGAACCCGAAGGTCTGGAGGATCGGTTCCAGCGGATATTCGACCACGCCCGGGCAGCGCGGGTCCGTCTCCGTGGAGTAGACCGGGCCGGGGTGGCGCTGGAGCCACTGTGCATAGTTCGGGAAGGCCGGCGACTTCGCCTGCATGGCAGGGTCGAGGATGTGCCGGGGCGGGTCCATGATGAACGCCCGGTCGTGGCGGATCACGCCGGCCATGGCGTTGATCGCCCACACCTCGTCGGCGATGGCGTTGCCGCCGCCCATGACGGCCGCTCCATGGACGAAGTCCTGGTGGCTGGCCCCCATGGCGACGATCGCCACCGACTTCGGCCGCGGACGGCCGTCGGGAGCGAGAGCGGCCGGCACGACGCCGGCCGTCTCCTGGATCTCGGTCTCAGCCGACATCAGCCACCATACTGCGCGGTGCCGAAGGCCTTCGCCTTCGAGGTATGGTCGACGATCATCATCGCGGTGAAGACCCGCGTGCCGTTCGCGGCGGTACCGGGGATGACGGTGCCGCGGACGTCGGCCGTGGTCGCGGTCGACACGCCGGTAGCCGCGAGGCCGGCAACGAGGGTCGTGGTGACCGCGTCGCCGTCGAGGCACATGCCGAAGAACTTGCCGACATCGCCGAGACGGAACGGCAGGCCCCAGACGTCGTTGGTGCCGACCAGGACATCGGAGGCGGTAAGCGCGCCGCTGACGGCGACTGACGTGACGGTCTTGAAGGCCTTCACGCCGTCCTTGGTGGTGTTGTTCGGGCCGGCAATTGCCTCCACCAGCGCCTCGCCGTACTGGTCGGTGCCGGTGACCGTGAAAGTCAGGGCCGACTCGTTACCGGTCGAGGTGATGCGGATGCCGCGCGCGATGTCGAACGTGGCGACACCACCGGACACCAGCGCGCCGGTGGCCGAGAGGGTCGTCGCCTCGGTGGCGGTTGCGGCGACGCAGATGCCGTCGGCGTCGAGGGTGTCGACCGCGCCGAACTCGATGGTGACGAGATGCGGGACTTCCACCCCGCGCTTGCCGCCCTGGTAGGCGTTGTACTGTGCGGAGCCAGCGAACAGGCTGTCCGCATGGCTGATCGTGTGGCGCTGACCGTTGCCGGTGGACATGGCTCAACAGCCCTCCTTTCGGGGCAGCCGGCTCATGCCGGCGTCGAGGTGTCGGGAATGGAGAGAGGGGCGGCAGCCGGAGCCGCCGCCCCGTCAGGATCAGGCCGCACCCGGCGTGCCGTAGACGCCGCGCGGGTCGGACCAACCGAACGAATACCGCTCGTAGGTCTTGTACTTCATCACGTCGTTGTCGAAGCCCGGCTCGGACTTCGTCTCCAGTGCGACGCGGTTGAAGCAGATCAGGCCCTGATCGGCGTCGGTCTTGATGAACCACGCGTCCGGGTCGGTCAGCCAGTGATTGGCCGCCCAGCCCTGAGGCAGCATGCCCATCGACTTCATCGCGTTGATGTCGTTGTCGCCGGTGCCGACCCGCAGTTCCGACTTCAGCAGCCGTTCCGCGGTGAACACCAACTGCGGCGGCACGATCAGGCGCATGCCCCGCAGCTTGACCTTCAGGCCCCGCTCGTCGGTCCACTCGCTGATGTCGACCAGCGCCTCTTCGAGGGATGTCTCGTTGAGGTCGGCCGCCGTGGTGGGCTCGTTCTGCCACGTGCCGCCGCCGCCCAGCGGGTGGTTGGTGGCGCACAGCTCCTTCTGGTCCCCGCCCTTGTAGGTCGAGTTGAAGGCGCGGTTCAGGATGTTGGCCGCCTTGGTCTCCTTGGTGTCGGCGCAGGAGCGCGCCAGCGCCTTGGTGCCGCGACGCGACAGCTTGCCGTACTTCCCGTCGTCCATCGCCTCGCGGGTGATGATGAATCCGAGGCTGATGATTTCGTGGTCGTAACGGCTGGTCCAAAGCTCCTTCATGCGGTCGTAGGTCGTCGATGCGCCCTCCGACTTCACGACAGCCTGGCCGAAGCCCTGCACAAGCACGTCCTCCTCGAACGCCTGATCGGACGTTTCGACGGTGAAGATGAGCTTGTGCTCCTTGTCGTGCTCCCGATAGGAGTCGCCGAAGATCTTGTTCAGCCCCGGCACCATCTGCTTGGCGAACGCGGCCCTGTTGATCGTAGCCATCTCTATGGCCTCCTCTTGCTCGCCGGATCAGATGCCGGTGGTGGACTTGTAGAAGTGCTCGTTGATCAGCACCTCGACGACGGCGTAATCGCCCCACTCGTTGTCGGGTGTTTCCGCCAAGCCGAGAATTCGCAGGTTTGCCGTCGAGGCGGTGACGGTGTTGCTGTCAAGCTCGCACCCGGACGTGAAGGTCGTGGTGGAGCCCGATGCGACCAGGATGTCGGCGTTCGCGCCAACGGCAGACGCCGCGATGTCCGCGGAATCAGGGTCGCACTGGACCTGAAAGATCACGTTCGGGTCGTCGCACACGAAGCCCTTGGCGTCGGCGGCCACGGTGGATGCCGGCCAGTACTTCTTGTCGAACGCGTTGATCCCGTTCGCGTTGGCCGATGTGTACTGGCACCCCATGAACACGCCGAGGATGGCGCGGGTGGCGGTGGCGCGTTCGATGGTGCCGGCGGCGACCATCGATACGGGGTCGCCCGGCAGCAGGTCGGTGCCGTAGCCGGAGGCGATCGAGTAGGCACGAAGCTGGCCGTTCCACGGGGAGCCGTTCAGGTGGCGCACCGGCAGGAGGCCGAAAGCGGCGTCGGTATTTGCCATGGGGAGATCTCCTTGGGTCAGGGCGCCATGAAGGGCCGTCCGCGATCAGTCGCGGAACTCGGCCGGCTGGCCGCCCACGGTGGTGGTGTGATTGAGCTCGCGAGTCAGGGGGACGTCCGGGTCGCTGATGTCGCGCTCCAGCGTGGAGTCGATCTCGGAGGCAGCCTCCTCGATGCGGCCCTGGATCTGCCGGTTGCGGTCGTCGGCGATCTCCTGCGGAATGCGACACAGGATCAGGCCGCCGACTCCGATGACGCCCTTGAACTTGCCGTCATCGATCGTCGGAGCGTGGAAGTCCGGGTATTCCTCGGCGCGGACGGGCTCGAAGCCCTCGCGGAACCGCTTGGCGGCGTTGGTCGCGTTGGACTGTCCGCGCGTTTCCGTGGACACCCAACGATGGACGAAGCCGGCCTTGGCCGGCGGGGCGTCGAGGTTCGACGGGCGAACCCAACGACGAGGGCGCGCGGTCGCCGCGCGGGAGCCGGCCTGACGACCGGAACGGGTTGACGTCTCAGGCATACGAGCCATGGCCGCTCTCCAGTTTCAGCTTTTCCCGCGCGTAGTCCTGCGGGGTGATGTTGAGGTCGCGCGCGATCTTCATCTCGGCCTGGCTCAGCACGACGCGCTGCTTGCCGCCGGGAGTGCCGCGCGAGGGTCCGGCGACGGGCGAGCCGTTGCCCTGGTGCCGGGCCTCCGGCTGGCCGGAACTGCGTTGGCGCAGGTGCGGGAACTTCGCGTCGAGGCGCCGGTCCATCTCCTGCCAGAACGCGGGCGTGTTCGGGTCCAGGCCTTCGCCCTTCAGCACGCCATCGAGGGCGTAGGCCGCCGCGGTCATCACGCGGTGGTCTTCGGAATCGCCGTTGAACCAGTCGCCGTTGTCGTCGACCCACTTCAGGGTGGTCGGCTCGACCTTGGCGGGCTGGCGTGGCTGCTCGGGATGTGCCTGCCTGGGCTGCGGCTGGCCCGGCTTCGGGCGCCGACGCTCCTCCGACGCGATCCAGTCGGCCTTGCCCTGGGCGCTCGCCAGCTTGCGCTGGACCTCCCACAACTTGGCGCTGTCGCCAGCGTCGTAGGCCGCCTTGAAGTCCTGCTCCAGCCGGGCGATCTCGCCCTCGACGGACTGCTTGTAGCTGCTGAACGCGACGGTGTCGGCCTGCTGGAACCGCTGACCGGCATCCCGAGCGGCGCGCTCTGCTGCTTCGGCGCGGACAGAGGCTTCCTGCGCGGCTCGCTCGGCCTCGCGCTGCTTGCGGATGGCCTTGTCGATGCGCTTCTGGACGCGCGGCGTTACCGGCTCGTCATCGTCCGCAGCAGCCTCGGCGGGCTTGCGCGGCGGCGGGGCCTTCGGCTTCTCCTCGCCCTCGATGTCGATCTCGATGTCGTCGTCGCGCTTGGTGCGGTCGCCGCGCTCGATGTCGGAGCGCGC